CGAAGATGAAGCTGTATGATGTTGCTGATGATGCTTCTGCTATCAGCATCAACGATGAAGATCCTGGCGAAGAGTTTGCCCAATTTGCTGAAACACAAAACCGTTTATCTAAATTTGCTGAGTGGAATGTATGAAAATCAATAGTATTATTGTAGTTGGTGGAGGATCATCTGGATGGATGACTGCATCTGCATTGTCAAAATATTTTGGTGATCAACTTTCTATCTCAGTTGTTGAATCTGCCCGTGTTCCTACAGTTGGTGTTGGAGAATCAACTATTATTCCATTTAATAAGTTCTTGGAATTGGTTGGTTTAAAAGATACCGACTGGATGAAGCATTGTAATGCAACTTATAAAACGTCAATTAGATTTACTGATTTTTCCGAGAAAGGAAAAGTATTTGAATATCCATTTGGAGAATATCTAAATGATAAGACAATAACTGAGTGGGCAATGATCGCTGCAAAGTATAATCTTGACGCCGATTCTTTTTGTAAATTTCATAATGACATTTATTTTTTAGCTCATCATAATAGATTGACAAAAAATCTAGATAACGAATTACGATTCAATTTCAATAAAGATACTGCATATCATTTTGATGCATCTGAGTTTGGAAAATTTCTCAAGAAACATATTTGTGATCGTGCTGGCGTAACACATTATATTGATGATATTGTTGCAACACAAAAAGATGATGATGGATATATCCAAGAATTAATTGGAGATTCTGGAGCAAGATATAAAGCAGATCTGTATATTGACTGTACAGGATTTAAGTCTGCTCTTCTTGAAAAAGAGATGCACTCAGAATTTTTATCATACAAACCCTGGTTGTCAAATGATAGAGCAATTGCAACAAGAATTCCTTATACAAACAAAAAGCAACAATTAGATAGCGTCACTAATTGCACTGCACTTAATAATGGATGGGTTTGGAATATTCCTCTATGGAGTAGAATTGGAACAGGATATGTTTATTCAAGTGATTTTGTTGATGATGAAACAGCTGAAAAAGAATTCAAAGATCATCTAGGTCTTGATGAAATTGAAATCAATAAAATTAATATTAGGCATGGTATTAGAAAGAAAGGTTGGGTAAAAAATGTTGTTGGTGTTGGACTATCTTATGGTTTTATTGAACCATTAGAGTCAACAGGACTTGTATCAACTCATGCAATGATTGTCAAAATAGTTGAATTGTTAGATAGAACAAATAGAAATGTAACTAACTTAGATATTGATGGATACAATTATTCTGCACAATCAGAACTAAACGGTTTCCGAGATTTTGTTGGTTATCATTACAAACTATCACGCAGAACTGATACACCATATTGGAAATATCAAACCGAAGAAAAAGATTGGTGGGCAATTGATGATAGTATGTTCCAAAAATCGTCAATCGTTTCTGCAAATTTGAAATTTGATAATTTCTATGCTATGATGCATGAAAATCATTCTCTTGCTCATAAGTGGCCAACAGATCTTGCTGGAATGAATTACATTCTTGCTGGTATGGGTCATAGACCTTTTGGAAAATATCTTCTAAAATGGTTGACTGATTCTGATTCAACTTTGAATACTACAATTGATGGAATATATCAAGCATATAGCAAAGATATATTGCATCTGGAAGAGTATGTAAAAACTCTACCAACAACTTACGAATTTATGAAAAAGTACATTTACACTTGACACATATGACTATTAATTTCTCTGATTATGAAAAGTTTGTGGCAGCAGTTACTTCAAATGCTTCTACAAACTTTGTTGACTTTGCTGATAGGATTGGTGAGCTTGATCGTGAGGGTGCCAATATTGAACGACTGCTTACTGCTGGTGTTGGTATTAATGCTGAGGGTGGTGAGTTTCTTGAGATTATCAAGAAAATGATTTTCCAAGGAAAACCTTGGAATCAAGATAACCGAGAGCATCTCATTATTGAATTGGGTGATATCATGTGGTATGTTGCACAGGCTACTATTGCCCTTGGTATTTCGTTTGATGATGTGTTGAAACGAAATGTGCAAAAACTTGAAAAGCGGTATCCAAAAGGATACTTTGATACATACTTCTCTGAGAATCGTTCTGTTAACGACCGATAATAATAAACCTCCCACTAAATACTAGCAGGGAGGTTTTTTATATGAAGCCATCAGATTTTGCTAGAAAAGCAGTAGGTGGGAAGTATCTTGATAGAACGGATACTTTCTTTGATAAAGCATTGAATAGAAATGGTAAAGTAAATCACTTCAAAACTGACATTGGTATTGTTGAAGTGGGCGCTTTTATTATTACACGAGCAACGAAAACTTCAAAGGGAACAAAAGTTGTCACGTCTGAGTTTCATTTTGATGATATGAAAGGCGGCAGAACTTCGTATATGAATGCGGCAAAGAGAGCATTTAATTCTTTGATGCTTGCTGGTTTGAGAGGTAGGAACGAAATAGAATTTATTTGTAATAAAACCACTGAAAGACATTTAGATATTTACTTAGATCTTAGTGATTTTGAAAAGACAGAAGAGTTTGGTGGTAGAGGAGCTGGTAGCGCCAAAGTCAATATGGGAAATGTATATGAGAGTGAGTTAGCACAATCTTTGATAAATTACTGCTCTGGATTGCCAGTTACTAAATGGAAGCCACACGTTGAACTTATTGTAGAAACTCTTCAGAAAAAACTAAAGCAACCTATCAAAAAAGCAGAACACGCTGGTGGATCAAATACAAAGAGACCACTTGCTGTTCATAATAATCACATTGTAATTTCTGCCGAAGGAAAAATTGAAAAGAATATTGGTAAAACTCTTACTGATATTACATTGTATTTTGGAGAACAAGAAATTCCAATCTATCTTTCAGTCAAATTTGGAGAAACATTATCGTTCTTCAACTGTGGTATTTCTGGCGGTGGAAAGGGAAACCTATCACTTTTTCCAGCAGATAAATTACAGAAGGGGGAAATACCAGATAATGGTAAAACATATTTGGATATGTTTGGTATTGTGCATGAAGATTTTTTGAGTGTTTTTGCTGGATACGCAAAGGGATCTCAATCAGCAATAGTTCAAGATCATATTAGAACCATTACTCTATCTGCTCCTAAAAAAGCAGCACTTGAAGAATTGATTGCTACAGGAGTTGGATATGGATATTGGATGTGTCATTTTGATGGTGGCAAGTTACACTTTTATGAAGTAGATCATAACTATATGACCCGAGCAGCAAACCTGATTAGTAATAAAGTTGAAGTTCAATATGGTGGTTCTTCTGGAACTGGCAAACGTATCAATATGAATTTTGAAACTCAATTATATGAATTTAGTTTTAACATCAGAAATAAATCTGGTGGAGTTTATCCAACACACAGTAATGGTGATTACTCTAAAAAATAATGTCTAACGTAACTCAACTAAAACACTTAGAACACCTTGAAGATGAAATGCTAAACTACGGCATGGGTGGATGCAATGCTGCTGTTGCTTTCTTAAAAGAACTTAGAAAGATGCTGGGGCATCAAGAGAGCACAGGATTTATGCAGACAAAATGGGATGGAGCTCCATCTTTGATTTGTGGCACTGATCCGATGACTGGTATGTTTTTTGTTGGAACTAAATCTGTTTTCAATAAATTGGAACCAAAAATATGCTATGGTCCAGAGGATGTTGATGCATATTACCAAGGAGATTTGGCAGAAAAGTTAAAATATTCTTTGGAGTATTTTGCTGTTCTTGGTATTGATGGTGTTGTTCAAGGAGATTTGCTTTTTACTACAAGCACATTGAATAGTGAAACAATTAATGGAGAAAAACTTTATACCTTTAGACCAAATACAATCACCTATGGAATACCTGTAAATCATCCAATTGGTGTAGCAGCAAAGAGATCTAAAATTGGCGTTGTCTTTCATACTCATTATGTTGGGGATGATATACCAAATATGCAGGCAAGAGCTGGAGCTGATGTTACTGGATCTGCTGATGTGTTGGTTGTAAAAAACGATACTCCAATGAACCGTGTTGGATTTTCTAAAACAGAACTTCAAAAATTTGATATGTGCGTTCAGAAAATTGATAGGATGGGACAATTATGCGGTGACTTTCTTGATGATCTAGTAAGCAACTTCGGCACGACTGGTGATTCCAAGTTTCATATTTCTTCTTATCTCAAACAATTCTTTAATAGTGAGATTAAGAATGCTCGCAGCATCACAAATATAGATGAAACAATTAACGAACTTATCAATTTCTATCATGAAAAGATGTGCAAGGAACTTGAAAAGATTAAGACACCAGCAAATCTTGTAGCAAAAAGAAATCTTGTTTATAAAAGTGAGAACTATTTGCTTGATAATATCTATAAGTTCAAGACCATGATTGCTCTATACAAAGAGTTACAATCAATCAAGAAAATGGTTATAGATAAATTAGATCACCTTGAAGAGTTTAGAACCTTCGTTCAAACAGACAAGGGATATAAAGTTACAACTCCAGAAGGATATGTTCTTCACAAGGATGGCAGTATGATCAAATTTGTCAATCGTCTGGAGTTTGCCTATAATAACTTTACTATTCAGAAGCAATGGCGTTAGAAGGAAAAGTTTGTTACTTTACATTTGGTAGGTTTCAACCTCCTACCACTGGGCATAAAGAAAACTTT